ACTGATGTAATTAATGATTTAGTTTCAACTAACATAGACAAACCACTATCAGCAAATCAAGGTAAATTATTGCAAGATACAAAATTAGCAGATGTAATAGAAGATATAACCCCGCAACTGGGAGGTAATTTAGATTTAAACTCTAATGATATTAGTGGCACAGGTAATATAAATATTAACGGAGAAATTGAAGCTAACACTTTAATAGGAGATTTACGAGGAGCGACAGAATTTCAAGCGAAGGCAGGAGAAGATATAACGAAAGGTGACCCATTATATATATCAACTTTTGATGTTTCAGGCAATAAGCCTATTGTAGGAATAGCAGATGCGGACGATTCAAATAAAATGCCATGCTTTGGATTGGCAAAAGACACAGCTTCCAATAATAGTAATGTTAGCGTGGTTACTTTTGGAACTTTATCAGGATTAAACACAAGTAGTTTTACTCTAGGTGATATTTTATATATTTCAACTTCTGGAGCTTTAACAAATATTAAACCTGCTGGCGAGTCAGCAAAAATACAGAATATTGGTAAGGTGCAGCGAGTGCATGGGTCTAATGGATCAATTAAGGTGGGTGGTGCAGGAAGAACAAACGATGTTCCAAATTTAAATCTAGGTAATGTCTTTATAGGAAATTCAAGCAATCAAGCGGTTGCTAGGGGGCTGACTCTTGATGATATATCCCAAACAGCAACTTACAAATTATTAACAGCTACAAACAACACAAAATTAAATAATATTAGTTTAAATCAATCAATAGACCTAGATTCAGTTTTATTTAATGTAGGAGTTAATAATTTAAAAATAACTAATTCAACACACACAGGCGATGTCACAGGCTCAACAGCTTTAACAATAACGGATCAGGCTGTAACTGATTCAAAATTAGCTCACACTTCAACTGGAACGGTCAAAGGTAGAACGACAGCAGGAACAGGATCTATAGAAAATATAACTATAGATACAGATTTAACAACAGTAAGCTCAAATGATGATACTTTAGCTAGTGCCAAGGCAATTAAAACTTATGTAGATAATAATTCTAGTTCATCAATAGCAGATGAGTCAGTAACTAACTCTAAACTAGCTCATATCTCAACAAGCACGGTAAAGGGCAGATTATCAGCAAATTCAGGAGATGTAGAAGATGTAACTGTCGCAGCACTAAAAACAGCGATGAATATTACGAAAGGTAATGTTGGCTTATCAGCCGTTCAAAATATTAATGTAAAAAATGACTGGACACAAAATGCTAGCAAGTATATTGCTAGCTCACAAATTAGAGCAGTAGATGGCAACGGATTAAAACTATATAATGACGCTGGTAATTCAGGATTATTGGTAACTGACAATGGTAGAGTTGAGGCAAGCAACGGTTTTAAGGTTATGGGCGATTGGTTCAGAGTCAATGGAAATAGCGGTATATATTGGGATAATCATGGGGGCGGTTGGAATATGGAAGATTCAACCTATATGAGATGTTACGGAAATAAACTTATTTATACAGCGAATGACATTAGGGGAAATAGGTTTGTAGATAACCAAAACACAAATAGATACATTGACGCATCTGGTCAATCGCAACTTGAAGGAATTACTTTTAATGGCAACTTAATTGCACGCAGAACAGGGTTTAGAGGCGGGGATTATAGTATGATACGATATTATCAATATGCTTATAACAGCAGCCCCAATTATAACACTGTGCACGGAGCTATTGATATTACCTGCGAGCAGGGTTGGAACAACGATAACTTAATGATACGGATGAACAACCAAGGCTACGGCAATAAAACTACTTACATTTATGGAAACTTGCAAGTTACTGGCTCAATATCCAAAGGTTCAGGATCGTTTGATATTGCACACCCTGATCCTAAAAAGAAAGAAACTCACCGACTAAGACATTACTTTGTAGAAACTCCAAGTGCAGGAGGAAATATATATAAATATCAAATAAAATGCAAAAAAGGTAAAAATTATATTGACTTACCAGATTATTTTAAATATTTAAATAAAGATAGTTTAGTATGGGTAAATCCTGTTAAGCATTTTGGAAGGGCTTGGGGAGAGGTTACTAAGAATGGAAAAAAAGTAAAAATAGTAACTGATAAAAAAGGAATTTATAATATTTTAATCTTTGGTGATCGTAAAGACGAAACGGCTATGAAAGATTTTAATGAGTATGGTATTGAATATAAAAATAAAAAATAAAATGACACTAAAAAATTTAACAAATAAAAACGAACTAATAAACAAATTAACTAACTTTAATTTAGCAAAAAAAGATTATAAAGAAACTTTGCCAGAAGAAATAAAGCGAAAAAAAGAAAACTTAATTAATATGATACAAGATATTCAAAGCGACGAGTTTTACATAGAAAACGCAACTGTAGAAGAAAAGCAAGAATTTGCAGATTTTTTAAATGAACTTACTTCTTAATTATGTTTGAGGAAAACGATTTTATATTTTTTCAATCAAGATTTAGATTTAAATATTTGTTTAGATCGATTATACAAAGATTTACTGGGGTTGAGATAAACATAAAAGAAAGGAAGTATAAATTTGAGCATTGTGCAAGATATAGCAAAGGTTATATTTACGAGTGCTTAGGTAGTGCATTTTGGGATAGGAAAAGAAAGGGTTGCATAAAGACTCTAGCAAACGAAAGAATAAAATATAATAAAAGTTATACAAGGGTTTTTATTATTAGGCTGAATGTAGCTTATTCAGAGACTATAGCAACCTATATAAACAAATCTTTGGAAGATCAGTTAGGTAAAAAATATAACGCATTACAGGCGACAATTTCTTATTTTGAGAACTTTTTGCCATCAAGATTAAAAGTTGCATTTTTAAAAAAATCTAAAATAAAAGATTTCTTTTGCTCTAAATATGCTGCTTATCCAGATTATAAAATAGGAAAAATAAAAGAACTACCAAAGACTTTAACTCCTAACGAACTTGCCGCTATATTACTTAATATGGGTGCAGATATAATCGAATTATAACAACATGAGAAAAATACCTTGCCTTTCGTTTTCATTAATTTTTGTCTTATCTTGCTTACTATATTTAGATTATAACAGGTCTAATATTAGGGCTTTTTATGATTACGAGCAAAAAGAAATAACAAAAGTATTAAAACAATGCGGTGCAGGATATTATTTATCAGTAATTCCTGTAGGAGGATTTTTCACTAAAACATACAACTACTCAAAACTATTTACACTTATAGATGATAATTTTATTAATGATGTTAAGCAGGGCAATATTGCATACAAAGAAAAAAAAGAAATAGATAAATGTACATATTCCTTCATAAACGCAACACAAGACAAAAAAGCTAGAATATTTGATAATATTAATCAATTACCAAATTGTAAGACAATACAAAATATGATAGTTTCAACAAATAGAAAAATAAAAAATTTAGGCTTTACTGTAATAAAAAATTACAGAGGAACAATAATTGTTTATATTTTAACAAACACAAACAAAGAAAAAAAATGCAGTAATGAAAAAATAAAAAAACTTTTAGAAAATTTAAGTAATAACATTAAAGATAAAATGTTGTGGACATTATAATAAAAATTGCATCATTAATAACAAATTCTGAACTGACCCCTTTTATAATAATTGTCTTGTTTTTTGTATATAAATTAAATATGCAATCAGAACAAAATAAAAAAGAGATTGAAGAGTTAAAAAGTCATAATCAAAAAAATCAAGAGCAAGAAATAGAACGATTAAAAAAACAGCTTGACAATGCAGTTGAAGGAGTAAAAAGACATGATAAAAACAATCAAAAACATGTAGAAAAGTTATTACTTGAATTGATAAACGATAAAAAGTAATATAATTATAAATCAATAATTTATTTATGAACTTATTTAATATAGTAAGCGATGTTATAAAACCTATCACGGGGCTTATAGACAAAGTACACACATCAGACGAAGAAAAGCTCGAACTGCAAAAAGATATTAAAAAGATAGAGGCAGAGTTATCTTTTAAATTATTAGATTATCAAAAAGAACTAATACAAGCACAATCTAAAATCATAACAGCCGAAGCACAGGGCGAGTCTTGGCTACAAAGAAATTGGCGACCTTTAGTAATGCTAACTTTAGTGGGGTTGGTGGTCAGTTACTTCTTTGGATTAGCTCCTGAATATTTAATAAACAATCCAGATATTGTAGAAGAACTATTTAGTATTGTCAAAATTGGCTTAGGTGGTTATGTTATTGGCAGATCAGCGGAAAAGGGTATAAGAGAGTGGAAAAAAATAAAAGAATAATGAGAAATATAGTATTAAACACAATGCTTTATTGCATAATCTTAATTATTTTGCTAGTAATAATTGAAAATTCAGATGCAAGCGAAATAAAATACAAAGCTTTTATTGGTAAATCAATTACATATTACAATAGTGAAGGTAGTCAAATAAACAAAAATGAACATCTTGGAAGATTAAAAGATCAATTAAAATCTGCTCATGTAGGAATAACTACATTTAAAGAAAAAGCTTTTATAAGTTGTTCAACTAATAGAGTATTTCAACAGCCAGTAAAAATTAGATTTTCAGGTGGAAAAATAGAAAGAAAAATTTTAAACGATAGTTGTTCAACAGGTTACACTTTTATCTCCCCTGTTGGCAATATATCACCAGCCATAATAATATCTAACGCCAATATATATGATAACTACCAAGGAGTCATAACTAAAAAATCAGCAGTTTTAGCTGGTCTTGGCTTTGGATTATTTAAAGATAATAATTATTATGGATTGTATTGGTTTGATCGTAATAATGAGTTTAATATTAAAAATGCTTTTGGTATAGTATATAATAAATATTTTTAATGGACGACGAATTAATTTTTTAATATGACAGACGATAACTTAATAGTAATAAAAAAAAGTAAAGCTAAATCTTTTCTTAAAAAAACAATTAATTTGTGTTATACTTTTTACATTAATACTTTAACAGAATTAACTTTTTTCTGGCGAAAGGTTTTTGAAAACGACAGCAGAATTAGAATCTTGTTAGAAAGCCCTGCGATTGTCTTATTTTTTAATACATTGCTTTTTGGATTTATTGCTAATATTTTTGGAGGATTGATAAGTCAAGTATTATTAATTGCATCTTTTGTTAATATAATGATATTCTTGTTTGATAAAATGGGTTGGATAAAAAAAATTAATAAATAAAAATGCAAATAATTAAAAAATCTATTTCTATTATTTTAATATTTACCAGCTTTTTCCTTTTTACAAACTTATCACACGCCAAGACTAAATTAAAAGAAAGAGACTATCAGGTAGTCGATTGTGGCAGAATTGGGGGAAGTATAGAAACTCTGGTCGATGGTGGCAGGGTGGATTGTGAGACAAAATATTCAGTAATAGAATATGATTTTGCCAAAAAACATCATGAGTGTTTATCTCAAGCATTATACTATAGCAGAATTACAGGCAAGCACGGTATTTGCTCATTAATTATCGAATCTAAAAAAGATTTTAAATATATAAAAAGAATTGAAGATACAATTAAATATTACAACTTAAAAATAACAGTAGACACAATAGAAAACTTAAACTAATATGTTCTGGAACAAAAAGCCTAAATATGAATTTTCTAAGCAATCTTTAGCTAATTTAAAAACTTGCGATAAGAGATTACAAAAGTTATTTAATGAAGTCATAAAACATTTTGACTGCTCTATTATTGGCGGGTATAGATCAAACAGCGAACAAGAGTATTTTTTTAAAAAAGGTTTAACAAAGCTTCGTGGAGGCGAAAGTAAGCATAATTTACAGCTTAGTCAGGCTGTAGATGTTTGCCCTTATCCAATAGATTGGAACAATCACAAAAGATATATTTTACTTGCTGGTTATGTTAAAGGGATAGCAAGCCAGATGAATATTAAAATCCGTTGGGGTGGTGATTGGGATTCAGATAATATCATGAAAGATCAAACATTCAATGATTTACCACACTTTGAAATTATTGATTAATACCAATATCTAGCCTTTTGAGTTTCCACAAGAGGCATTATACCTTGAATTTTAAATCTTGATATTATGGTGTTTGGCACTGTAGCATCTTTTCCAGAATCTTTTGACATACTTTCATTATATAATTTATCATTAGAAGCCATTTTATCTTTTTCTTTTTGAATATTATTTATTTCTTGATTCTTTTCTTTTGCTGTTTTCATTTTTCTTCTGCTGGGTTATTTAATAAATAATTTTCTATCTCTTCGATACTCTTTCCAATTCTTTTCGCCTCGTATTCTCGATAATCATTGTAGTCTATATACTCATAAATACTTCTTTTAACCACCTTTACTAAATCATCTTGATCTTTATATTTTTCTTGCCAAGTTTTAACTCCTATATGGTGGATGCCCTCTTCACCTCGGTGGTGACGAACACACAAAGGTATTATATCATAATTGCTAGATTTAGCACCGTAACCCCTGTTTTTAGTGTTGTGGTGTATCTCTGGTATTCCTCCACAGATTATACAGCCTAATTCAGCTACAAGCCCCATATAAGCCCGCTCTTGTTTACTTGTCTTTTTCTTCATAGTCATCTTCTTTTTTTAAGAATAAATGAAACCTATCCCAAAATTCATCCGTTATATCATCTTCTTCAATGATTTCACTATAAAAATTCTCTAATTCGTCAATTCTTATTTTGCACTGATCTAATACAAAATCTCTATAATCTTTATGTTTTTTAAGTCTATATTGATTATTATGTAAGAAACATAAAAACCCCTCATAACTTACTAATAAGTCTTTTAATACTTTGTTTTTATTTGTCATTTTATTGATTGAATTAAATGTTTAATTACTGGCACAGTAAAGGAGTTGCCAAGACCTTTGTAGCCTTGCGTATTGCTAACCATAGAAACATAATCATCAGGGAAGCCCCATATAAGCCTGCTCTTGTTTACTTGCTTTTTTTTTCATGATTATTTTTTTCAGGTAAATTGCAAATATTGGCAATACTTAGTTTTAATTCTATTATATTTAATTCATCTTTTAATAACTCTGATCTTTCATTGAAGTTTTTAATTGCGTCTTGTATTTTAGAACGCTGTTCTTGATCAGGATTGACAGAATACTTTCTTATAAACTCTTCAATACTTTTTTGTGTGTTTTTTGGTAATTTTTCTAACATATCATTTTATTATTAATATTTTTATTTGTAGTAAACATTATACGAGGGAACATTGTAAACCTTAAAAAGTTTAGGATAATATTCTACATCTTGTATATAATTATTTAACTTTTTTTTATTTTCCTGTATTTCGTAGGGTTCACGAATTATTACACAATTTGATAATATTAAAAATATTAAAAGTATTTTCATTTTATTATTGATTGAATTAAATGTTTAATTACTGGCACAGTAAAGGAGTTGCCAAGACCTTTGTAGCCTTGCGTATTGCTAACCATAGAAACATAATCATCAGGGAAGCCTTGAAGCCTGCAACATTCGGTAGGGGTTAGTTTTCTTATTCTGTAATCTTCTAAAAGCATACTATCTTTTTGAACGGTGGTTAAGGTATTAGCTTTTTCTGAATAGCTTGTCTCAAATCGTTGCTCTGTTTTAGCTCCTTTTATATCTTTTCTTCTACTATCTACGATATTTCTGCCCCTTTGTGCTATGGCGTATAGACCTGTTTTAGCACCTCTACCTCCACCATTAGCAGAGAGGCAAACACTTTTACCATCAACTGAATATATTCTGTCCCCTTGCCCCCCTTTGTTAAAGTGTCCTACTTTGATAACTGTACAACCATCATTTCCAAAACCCTTATGGGTTGTGGCAGTAAGGCAGATACTTTTTTCATCTAGTTTTTTTAGGTTTTTTACTTTGTTATTTTTAGTATATGTTTTTAAGGCTTTTTCACTAATATAATATTTTTCATCAACATTTTCTTCAACTATGTCTTTGAGGTAAATTTCTTGATCTTCTGGTTGTTCTATCTTCACTTGTTCATACTTGCCATCAACCAACTTACCAACCCAATATAATCTTTTCCTGTTTTGAGCAGTTAATAAAGCACTATTAATCATTATAGGCTCTATATCAAATAATTCTTTACTTATTATTTTGGCATTTTCTTTACCCATTGAATAAACATTCTCAAGTATAAAATACTTAGGCTTCACTTCATTTAATATCCTCAGATATTCATAAAATAGACTTGATCTATCACCCTGTAATCCTTTTCGATCTTTTTTAGCAATAGATAAATCTTGGCAAGGACTTCCGCCTATTAAAAGATCAAATCCGTTATAACTTTTTTTCTTAAAACTTAATCTACACCTTTTTTCACCCTCTACCCATCCAAGGCTATATTTATCAGATTTAACTTGTTTAACATCTCCAATATGCACAATATCAGAATGATTAGCCTTAGCAACTTGTATAGCATATTTATCAATCTCACTAGCATAATATTGGCAATCAATATTTAATTCTTTCAATGCTTGCCTACAGCCTGAAACTCCATCAAATAAACTTAATATTTTCATTTTATTACTTCTTTAAATTGATAATTAACATATTCCTCCTCTCTTTTAAAAAGCCATAGCAACATTTTTTTCTTTATTATGTATGTAGAATCTTTAGCAGTAATTTTACTTTTTAAATCTTCTACAATAATGGCTCCATTTTCTTTATAAACAAAATCAGCAATATATTTTATTGATCTCCTTTTTTCACCTTGATTATCTTGAAAAGACGGTTGCAATTCAAAATCTTTTTGCATCTGAAGATTAGATATTTTTCCTGCTTTTTGCAGTAATTCTAATTCTACAAATCTTTTATATTCAGCTTTAGAGTCAAATTTTATACCATTAACTGTTATAGGTATATTTCTATATTTTAATCGTTTTCTCATAATTATTTATTTACCTGTTGAGCCATAACCACCCCTTTGAGTGTCCTCAATACTTTTCACTATTTCCATTTTACTTGGATATAGTGGTCTTATTAGCATTTGAGCGATTTTATCCCCTTTTGTAATAGTGTAAGGTTCGTGTCCTGCATTATATAGAATAACTCCTATTTCTTTTCTATATAAATTATCTATTGTTGCAGGTGAGTTTAAAACTGTAATTCCATGTTTTAAAGCGAGTCCAGAGCGTGGGCGTAAATCAGCTACTGCATAAGATTTTAAGTTGAAGAATCCAATATCAGATTTAGGCTCTTTAAAAAACCACTTATCACATAGTTTTGATGTATTAGTGACACTAACTAAAAACCACTTATCACATAGTTTTGATGTATTAGTGACACTAACTTGATATTGCTTAGGCAACTCAAGGCTAATTCCTGTTTTCACAAGGACTCGTCCCATAGGACATAAATCCACATACTTGCCATCTGCCGATTTATACATAGTAAAATTTCTATCTTTTAAATGATTAAAACTAAAATCATCAGCATATATGTCCCATAAATCTCCCTGATTCTCCTTAGCGGGTGCTTTTGCTGTATCTGTTAGTAGTTTTACTTTAAATGGTATATTCATTGTCTTTTGATTTTATTTAATTAAATTCTGTAAAATATTCGTTTACACAAAACATTTCTGACTGCCTCCCGCATTCCTTCACTAAATCCTCCCCTTCTTCATCGCTCATTGGATTCGCAGCTCTAGCACAATCTATAATAAACTTTGCTCTTGCTTCTGTATCACAACTAATCTTATATAAATAAGATTTATTAAAACATAAATCACCGCTATTCCTTATAAAACCGAAATCATATATTTTGTTAAATCTTTTACACCAATAACCTCCTGGTATTTCTACTCCTGACTCATCTTGCATACAACCACTTAAACTTATTGCTATAAGTATTATTATTATCTTTGCTTTTCTCATAATTATTTAATTAAATCCATCAATTCTTTATCAATAGACAGTGAAAAGCCCCTCATCATTGACCACCGATCAATTTTTTTTAAAACTAGTGTCATTTCATCCTTAGTAATACCTTTAAAACTTTTCTCTATAGGTATTACATCGTCATTTTTATTCTTAATTTCTTTATACCAACCACCAGCAAATTTAAGAATAAATTTGAATTCATCTTTATTAAATATCATGTCGCCCAACTCTTCCTGTTTTGCATTATACTGCGGTAACAACTGCTTCCTAGCTTCATAAAAAGCTCTTAGCTGCGGCAATGTTTTTTTACTAGAAGAAATTTGTAAATATAAATCACCTTTACTATTTTCTAATAATTTTTTAAAGTGATTTTTTATAACTGCAAAATTTTTCTCAAAATCACAATTTTTATCATACTGTTTTATTCCTCGAATTTCAATATATCTAAATTGATATTTAGAAAATTTTATATTTTCTATTTTAGATTTATAGTTCATGTTTTAATTTTAGTTGGTTAGGTATTAAATCAGTAACACAAATTTTTAAAATGTCGGCAATTAAAACTATCCAAGAAAATTTTATCATTACCTCACCCCGTTCCCATTGCTCAACACTTTTTGTACTAACATTAAGATTTTTTGCTATTTCTCTTCTAGTCTTTTTATGTTTTTTTCTTATTTCTTTTATATTGCTGCCGAGAATTTTATTAATTTCTTTTGAATTCATCTTAATTGCGATTTTAAGTTTTTAATAAATTTCCTAGTGGTTTTTGTTGGAATAGTTTTTTACTCTCGTAACAATCTTCAAACCTACCAACCAAATTTTTATTAATTAGGAGTTTTGTTTTTAATATGTCAATCTCTTCCAAAAGATCCGATTTTGATTTAAAATAATTTATTATCATATTATTGCAATTTAGTTAATATTTCATTTTTTAAGTCAATACTTTTAATTAATAGTTCAGATAATTTTTTAATATATTCTTCATCTCTATAAACTCTTACCACAAACATTTTTTTATCATCTTTAAAAAGTGGGTGATAAGATATAAAATCACAATATTCTCTTTCTGATATATGTAATCCTCCCTGCACTTGGGATTTATATTCTGTTGGTAATTTATTATCAATCAAATATTTTAAATGATTTTTTTTCAATGGACATTTTATTTCAATTAATCCATTATCGCTAATTAATCCGTCAGGAGAATAACCTATTTCATCTTTTCTAATAAAAGTTACTTGATCAATTTTAACATCATTAACAAAAGAATAATAACTCCTAGCTTCTTCTTCTAGCTCATTACCTCGAGTCATAGCTTCACTTTGGAAAGATGCTTCTGGCTCTATTAAAAGGCTATCGCTTGCCAACTCAAATGCATAATCTTTTAATGATTTACTTTCTGCACCTGTAGAGGTAATAATTTTTTTAAAGTTGCTAGCAGTTGCAATACCTAATCGTAATTGCAACCACTCTTGAGAACCCTGCTCAATATCCTTAATTATTTCCATTATTATTATTTTTAATTTTAATTTTATCTTTTAATAAAGACATAGCTTTTTCAAAGTCACTTGACTTAAATTCTTCTAAAGAATCAGCCTTAAAATGTTCTAAAAATTTAGACTCTTCTGCCCCAGATTCATCTAATAGTTTTTTTAATTTCTTATATTCTTCAATGGAGATTGTTGCCCAATCATCTTGAATATCATCTTTATTATACAATGATAATCCTAAACCAAAAACAGCTATATTCTTAGTCAAGCACCTCATAATTGCTGTATTAATATCAAACATCGTTGCCACTTCAACAAATTTAGTTTTAAAAACATCTTTATTTTGTTTCTTTGACTGATCCCAATCTTTTACTTCATAAGAATATCTCTCACTTTTCATAGTTTTATTAGCTCCATCAGTAACCATCATCCACATTTCATGAGTAATATCTTGAATGGTTATTTTGGTAAAGACCATATACCCCTCCTCACTTTTAAAAAAAGGTAATCCGTTATCATTTTTAATAATCTCATATCTTGCATTAGGATATATCTTGCAAACTTCCCTCCAAGCATCAGACCAAGATAAATAACTTAATGTTTTTTGCTTTGTTTTTATTTTTGATTTAATATCTACGGAGGATAGTCTAGAAAATATAGAGTCTCCTTTTAATTTAACTTCTGTCATTTTATTTATTAATTAAATTGTTTAATTCTATTTCTGCTTTGCGATAATGTTCTTTTGCGTCATTACTAGATTGTTGTATTATATCACTAATTTTTTTAGTAACATTTTCTATATCAGTATTATCAAGAAACATTTCATGAATTAATTTGTTTAATTCTTTTTCTTGCGATTTAGTATATTTGTTTAACGCCATGATTTTTTTAGTTTAGGTTAATTACAAAATCAATTATATAATCACTAATTATAAAAGTCAATCTTTTTATTATACAAATTTAACTAATATTTTTACTAAAAAAGTTTTAAACGGATTAAGATTTGCTAATTTTGTTAAATAATATTCTCCATGAATATCGACTTTATAAATATAATAATCTAAAAATTTATCTTCTCTTTTGAGAATTTTTTTTATTACTTTGTTTGACATTTTTTTGTTAATTTAGTTAATTACTAAATATATTATATAATCACTAATTATAAAAGTCAATCTTTTCTTGCAATTTAATTTTATATATATTATATTTTTTTTGTGGGGGTGAACTCATATCTCTTTTTTTGGTTTGGTTAATTACGCCACCTCCACAACAATTATGTAATTAACTTAAATTAAAAAAATCATGAATAGAGAACAGCTTTTAAGATCAAACTCAAATTTAACTACAGCAAGAAATTTAGCTATATTTTCAGTAGTTGCGGCTAATTCTGGTTTTGGTTATGCTTCTTACGCTAGAGATACTAACCAAATTACAGAAAGTTCAGCAGTAGCAGGTGCGGTAGCGTGGCCATTAAATGGCGTGGGGATATTGGGTGTAGTTATGTGTAATTTTTATATTTCAGTAAATAACTCACGATTAGCAGCAATACAATCTGACATAGAAACGCCAAGCAACTCACCAAGTTCTGCTTCGATTAACTCAAGAACAGAATTAGAAAAAGAATAATATTTGACTTTTAAAAATAAATAATTTATAATCAAATTAAAATTTTGTACCAAATTTTAAAAGGATGGAGAAGAAGATCAATCTCTTCTTCTTCGAATAGTAAGTAAAAGTTAATAAAGCAAAGTTAAAAAAATGAACAAATCAAATATAGACAATATAATAACAGAAGAAGCCCAAAAGCTTATTGGTTATATTATGCCAATTCTTGAATCAATGAATTGTCAAGAACAACACAAAAAAGGTTTTAAAAAATGTCTTTGGAAATTTAAGGACAATTTAAGTGAAAAGTTAATAAGTGAAAAAATAAACAATGACAAATCAAAATACTAGAGATAGTTTTATCTTTTATAGATCGTTTTACGAGTCTATAAATCATCTTCCAGAAGATCAGCAATTACAAATTTATAAAGCTATTTCTTCTTATTCTTTAGATTTTAAAGATGTAAAACTCGAAGGAATACCTAATGCCATCTTTACGCTTATAAAGCCCCAACTAGAAGCTAACAGAAAAAGATATTTAAACGGTATAAAAGAAAAGAAAAAAAGCAAAACAGAAGCAAAACAGAAGCAAAACAAAAGCAAAACAGAAGCTAATGTAAATGTAAATGATAATGTAAAATGTAGAATTAATAATGAAAATAAAGAATTAATAAATAAACAGTTTGAACAGTTTTATGATTTATATGGAAAAAAGAAAAGTCGTAGTGATGTAGAAAAGAAATTAAAGGCAGCATTAAAAAAAGATAGCTTTGATAATATTATGTCAGGATTAAACAACTACATTAAAAATAGGTCAAGCGACAGCCAGTATTGGAAATATCCATCAACTTGGCTTACTCAAGAGTGTTGGAAAGATGAATATACAGAATCAAATTCAACTGAGAATTCTTTTGATAGAGTATTAAAAGAAATTCAATCAGATCAACTTAAATTAAAATAATTATGGCAGATAGATTTAAATTTAGAGCTTGGGATAAACCTAGTTATAATTCTCCCGAAGGTTGTATGACTTACTTTGATATTCATAGAGGCATAGAAGATTATAATGTAATAATGCAATGTATCGACAAACGAGACAAAAATAATAATTTAATTTTTGAGGGTGATTTGTTAAAATATAAAGCTTGCACTCAAGAATATTTACTTGAAGTTAGTTATGATAAAGAGGATTTACAATTCAAATTTTTTTCTAAAGATAATAATTCATATCCTAGCGTAATAACATCTGACGGAGTTAAGAGTTCAATCGCTGTGGTAGCTTCGTTTGAACTGTCAGAGTGCGAAGTTGTAGGAAATATTTATGAAAACCCCGAATTATAAACAAATGATAGATAAAGAAATATATTTAAAAGGACTAAAATTAATTTGCCTGGATGCAGGACTAGAATTTTCAGGAGATAAAGGCGACCAACTGCTAAAAGGTAAAATAATACTATTTGAAAACTTTTTACAATATTTTACAAATGAAGATTTTGAAAAAGCAACTTTAGAGATTATAAGGAAAGAAACTTTTTATAATAAAATACCACAAGTAAAAATATTTATTGAGTATTGCAAGGATCAGAAAGCATTTAGAATTTCAAAAGAAAATGCAAAAAAAATAGAATTAATTAAAAGCGAAAAGCAAAAATTAATTACTGAAATTTATGAATATTTCAATATAATTTATGGAGATTATCTATTTAGCTCATTAGCTGCAACATTTAGATCATACAGCAAGAAACAAATAGAAAAAGCATTTAATAACCTAAAAATGCAAAAGTCTGTAACCTTGGAAAATTGGACAAAAGAATTAAATTAAATTATGCAAGTAGGAGAAAAAATTAGAAAATTTATAATTATAACAGAGGAGGAAAGTGAAAAGGTGGATAAGTACTTATTCCGCTGTTGTGAGTGTGGAACAGAAGTAAAAACGACGCTTGGACAAATAAAACAAGCAAAGCACGATCACTGTTGCGGAGTCAAAAAAGTTAATTATAAATCAATCACTTTACCAATAAAGATGACAGAAAACAATGTATCACAAATAGCGAAATATCTAAATTCTGTCTATGATGTAAAATCATATATTTTTCAAGGAGATAGCAGAAAAAAATTATTAAAAATAAATAAAACAACAGTTGAAATTGGAGATATAATAAATATAAAAAATAATAAATTAGCAGTAGAAAGGAAATATTTTAATATTTATGCTTGATTTTTATAATTAACAATTCTACTATTATTGATGTAATTAATCTTAAACTAAAAAAAAATGAAAATAACAATTAAAAATATTTCACACGATCAAGTCAGAAAACTTAACAAAGAAATTGAAAAAATAGATAATATAAATTTTGGAGGACTCTCTAGTTTTGTAGATAAGACTGCTGAATGGCAATTTACCGATCTTAAAGAAGAAACAAAGGCTGATGTTGGAAAGTTGTTCTTTAATTCTGGATTTAAACCTACATTTTTTAATTAAGTAAAAAACAACTAAATAAAACTAAAAACTTAATATAAAAATTATGAACAAAAAACAATTTTACAAAGATAAACACAAAAAAATAATTAAATCTTTTAGTATAATATCTTCAACACTAGCCAATTTTAAAGAGACAAGATTAACAGATGTTGAGATTAATGTTTTAAGATCAGAATCTTATGAGCTAATAAGACAAATTAATCAATTTGAGGCTGGTAGAAATATCTTCATAGATAACGATAAAGACCAATAAATAAAATTAAAAACTTAATATAAAAACAATGCAAAAACTAAGAATAGCAAATGTATATAATAAAGAAAGTAATCAATATGAAAAAAGCACTTTTGAAATAAGAGAAAGTGAAAAAATTATTTCTGGTAAAGTAAATATTTCTACAAAAAAAAATGATATATATATATCAAAGACATTGCCGTTTGTAGCATTTAAAAGCCAAATAGACAGAGACACAGAGAGGGCTATTCTAGATAGTAAGGGGCAACTATTCGAAGCAGAAATAAACTTAATTGCTGATAATTTTCAGGATCAAAGCGGAAAAACAATTAATTATATAAAAGTAGTTATTAATCAGGCAAAATTTGAAGCAGTAGATAAACACAACGAAGCAAAAGCGAATGGGTATCAATCTGAAAATTTACTAGATGATGACATACCTTTTTAAATAATTAGTTGACATATTAAAAGAGTAGTTTATACTTAGTTAAGTAATTAACTAAAAATAAAAATTATGAAATTTGAAACAATAGAGCAATTAATTAAAAAATACCCTTTTTTAAAAAGCAAAAAACTTACACCATACCAAGAAAAGCATTTATTAAATAATGATATAATTTCAGTTGATGAAAATTTAAACATAAATTGCATTGATTGCAAAGATTGTAAAAATTGCATAAATTGTACGCGTTGCATTAATTGTACTAATTGCACTAATTGTTATAATTGTAAAGATTGCATATATTGTAGAAGATTATCATATTGTGAAAATTGTACTAATTGCACTAATTGTTATAATTGTAAAGATTGTTCTAACTGCGAAGATTGCCAAGATTGTATAAGATGTACACTTTGCACTAATTGCAGAAAATGCCAAACATCAGAAGACTGCCAAGAATGTGTATATTGTAAAGATTGTCAAGGTTGTTATGATTGTAAAGATTGTAAAGATTGTGAACATTGCACTAATTGTTATAATTGTAAAGATTGCATTGATTGCACAAGTTGCGAGCATTGCCAAGATTGTATAAGATCAGAAAATTGTAAAAATTGCGAAAAATTAGAAGATTGTAAAGGGTGCGTATATTGTGAAGATTGCCAAGATTGCATAGATTGCGATGATTGTTTTGATTGCTATAATTGCGTAGGTTGTGATAAATGTGTTGACGAACATAATTCCAATTTTTTGAATTTGATATTCTGGTAACGTTTTATGTTTAGCTTGAGTTAATTCTTGCAAAGAAGAAATTGCACCTTTGGGTGGAGTTATATGTTCTTCAATTAATTTTGACCATAATTGAGTAATAATCTTTCTGGTAAAATAAAAATGGAAAAATATAAAAATCATTCAGAAAAAATTAAAAAAGGACAAGCAAAATCAGACAAAAGGGCAGGCAGACCAAGAGAAATTGACAGAAATGAGATAAAAGAGTTAAAAAAAAATTATACAATAATGAAAATTTCAAAAATGAAAGGAATCTCAAGGCAAGCAATATATAATATATTAAATGAAAAATAATGAAAATTAACACTAAAGCAGAAGACTTACTAAAAGCATATAATAAATCAATTAATGAACTACTTGTTGAAATCTTGCTAAGATCAGATTACAAAGATATTATCTTTGGCTTTCATGACGGCAAGCAACTTTTAGATTGTGAAGCGGCAGAGGGTACAAATTTTTTAGCAAGTGACGGTAGTGACGAGGGATTAATCACGGGGGAATGGTTGCATAACAACATAGGAGAAACATTGATAATTAATGAAGAGTATTGGATAACAACGGAAGACTTAAAGCAAGCTGTAGAGCTAAAAGTAGCTAATATTGAAGATATATTTGATTATTATGATTATGTGCATGACTCGGAGGAAAAAAGGAAAAAAGTTTTAAATTTTAAAAATTGGTATAAATTAAAATAAATAGTTGACATATTAAAAGTAGTTAGTTATACTTAGTTTTGTAATTAACTCAAACTAAAAATAAAATGACTAAACATAAACACTATGACACTGCTTACAGAGCTTATTATGCTATAAGTTTTTCACCAAAAAAAAGAGCAGTAAGCGCATGCAACTATTTTGACGAGATAAATAAAGAATTTACAGAATTAGGAGCAGATGAAAGAGCCTTTACAAAGTTTGAGAGCTTATTTCTAGCCTCATTAAACGCTAAAAGCAATTGTATGTCTCCAATGATTACTGGACCATCTAATTTTCCAGTTGCTAGGATGGAAAAAATGAACAATAGAGAGAGGGCAAGAAGTCAAGAAATGTATGATTTTATTGATAAGGTAAAAAAAGCAATAGATAAGAAAAATAACCCCTCAAGCGAGATAAGGTCAGATGAGCAAAACGCAGAGAACGATAGGGTGCAATTCTTTTTTGATGATAAGCCAGAAAGGGCAGGAATTGACATAATGAAAAAACACGGCTTTAAATGGTCAAGAAATAACAATTGTTGGCAGAGGCTTTGGAATAATAATTGTATGTACTCGGTAAATCATTATATATTACCAGAATTAAAAAACTTAAAATAAATAGTTGACATCTTAAAAAGAGTTAGTTATAATTAATTCTGTAATTAACTCAAATCAAAATAAAATGACAGATTTCACAAATTCAGAATTACATAAATCTATTATTCAAGCTTCTCACTCTAAAGAAAGACTAACTAACAAATTAGACTATATTAAAACATCGGTAAATTACTGGATAAAACGAGATAAAGAACAGTTTATTTTTTTTCGTGACGCGGAGCATTTAACCTTGAAATTACTACTTGATAAATAGCTGTTAAGAATTACTTAATAAGTCATTTCTCCTATAACTTGACTATTTAGTCAATTAGCTTATTATGTTATTATAATAATCTTAATTAATTAAATATGGCAGTAAACAAAAAGCAAGAAGACAAAGAAAAGTCAGGAAGACCTAGAGTTATACCGCAAAAATGGAACGAAGAATTAAAAAAGAAGATATTAGACAGCTATGAAAATGGTGGTAGTGATATAGTGGCGATTGCTTTATTGGATATTACAAGAGAAACTTTTTATAGAATATTAAGATCAGACGAGGCAAATCTTGAACCAATAGAGATAAATTTTTTAGACACAATTAAAAGGGGGAACATATTAAGTCAGGTCTGGTGGGAAGAAAGAGGACGCAGAGGGACAGTTGGAGAGATTGACGGGTTTAACAATGGCGCGTTTGTTTACAACACTAAGAACAGATTTAAAAGGGACGGATACAATTGTGTTTGGGCTGATAAGCAAGACCTGGAGCAAAATATTAAATCAGATGATGGTATCCCAGTAATATTTAATCTAAAAACAGAAAATAACTAAAAAACTGAACCCTTATAAACCAGGGATTAGGCAACTTCTTCCACGGGGTGGAGACAAATAAAACTGTATGAAAAACCTAGAAGTATTAAAAAAGATAAATAATTTAAAAATATCAGATTTTAAGACACACCTAAAAAAATATAAAGTTTTTAATTTAAAAATTTACACCCTACCGAAATCGTACATAAACAATATGAGCGATGATATTTATTCGTGCATTACAACAGATAATAGCAAGCTAACAATTAAAGAAGCAGAAAATAATATTTTAATATCTGTTAAGAGTTTATTAAGAAAAGCGAATGGAGTTTAATTTACATTATAAACAAACATTATGCTTAACAAGTAAGGCAACTGAAATTTTATATGGAGGGGCAGCAGGTGGGGGCAAGTCTCACTGCATGAGAACTTTAGCAATAGCTTATGCAGGCTTTATTCCTAACATACAAATTTATTTATTTAGAAGGAAAACGGAAGATTTAAAAAAAAATCATTTATACGGTAAAAATGGATTTTTAAACATTTTATCACCACTGATTGAAAAAAAAATAGTAAAAATTAATGAATCGACTGGTAAAATTGCTTTTAAAAACGGTTCCATGATCCACTTATGTCATTGCCAACATGAGAAAGATGTTTACAATTATCAGGGTGCGGAAATAGATATTTTACTAATAGATGAGTTAACTCACTTTACAGACTTTATATATAAATTTCTTAGAGCAAGATGCAGAACGGCGGGACTTGTATATCCTGCAAACACACCAGATTTTTTACCTCGAACATTACCAAGAATAATTTGCGGATCAAACCCTGGTGGAGTGGGACATGAATTTGTAAAAAGTGAATTTATAGACAATAAAGACCCTTTAAAAATTTACGAGATGGATCCAGAGGAAGGAGGAATGACAAGGCAGTTTATACCGGCAAAATTAAACGACAACCCGACAATGACACAAAGTGACCCTAATTACAAGCATAAGTTGCTAGGCTTAGGTGGTGCATTAGCCAGGGCAATGCTAGATGGCGATTGGGATGCTATCGAGGGGGCTTATTTTGATACCTTTAATAAAGATACTCATATAATACCAAGGTTTGAAATACCAAAAGATTGGTTTAAAATACGAGGTTTTGACTGGGGCTATTCTGCACCCTTTGGTGTATTGTGGGCGGCTATAAGTGATGGAAGTTTAATAAACATTGGAGGAAAAGAAATCTCATTACCTCGTGGTAGTTTAATTTTTTATCGTGAATATTACGGATGGACAGGGAAGCCCAATAAAGGTTTAAAAATGGAGTTGCCAGAAATAGCAAAAAACACAATGGAAAGACAAGGAAAAGAAAAGATGAACAGACAGGTAGCAGATCCAGCAATTTTTGATGAAAGTAAAAAAAATATGGGAATGACACAGGCCGAAGAGTTGGCAAAATATGGCTGTATTTATGAAAGAGCCGACAATAAAAGGGTAGCAGGTTGGCAACAAATAAGAACAAGATTGACAGGGAAAGACGGTAGACCACTAATGTATATTACTGAAGATTGTAAAAACTTAATAAGAACACTGCCGATAATGCAATATGACAGAACGAAGCCAGAGGACTTAGACACAGCACTAGAAGACCATTTATTGGATGTAGCCAGATATATAGCAATGTCAAGACCTATAACAATAGACATAAAAGAGGCTTTACCAGATCCAACACAAGATTTCTGGGAAAACTTTAACCCGCACCAGGTAAGAAAAGGAAAGAAAAACAAGAACTATGAATAAACTTGACTTTTATCTAATTTTACATAACCTAGAAAAAAGTTATTTACTATAAGAATCATGAGCAACGAAGACCAAAAGAAATCAAAACAAAAATCAGATTTACACGAGATCTGGAAAAAAGAAATTGAAAAATGTTTAATATTTCATGAAAAATATTTTAGAGAATCTAAAAAATATGAAAATATTTATAAAGATCAGTATAATGTGGAAGATGTAAACAGGTATAATATATTATATGCCAATACCGAAACATTAGCCCCTTTAGTGTATTCAAAACTACCCAAGCCTAATATAACAAGAAGATTTAAAGATGAAAATGAGGAGGCTAAAATTGCAAGTGAAATTTTAGAAAGAGTCACAACCTTTTTTTTAGAAACAACAAAAGCAGATACAATTTTTAGTAAAGCAAGAAAAGACTTTTTAATTAATGGGCGTGGTTTGGTTCGTGTTTACATGGAAGAGGGAGAAGTTGTAAAAACCGAAGAGGGAGAAGAAATTCTGGACGAAAGCAACAAAAAAATCTTCTTAAAAAGAATAGAATATAAAAATTTTATAACAGATTACACAGCGACCAGTTGGGACGATTTAAATTGGTTAGCTTTTAGGTCTTATAAAACACAAGCAGAATTATTGGAATTGTTTGGCGAAGATGCAAAAGACTTAGAGCCAGATTCAACGGACAATGATGGAAAACTGGAAACTTTAGAAATTTGGGAAATCTGGGACAAGGTAAACGATCAGGTATTATGGTACACACAAGAAAAGATTATCCAAGTAGATCAAAACCCTTATAATTTAAGCAATTTCTTCCCTATAGCCAGACCAGTAGGCACCGACAGCGATCCTAGTTCATTATTGCCTATACCTTTATATAGGATGTATAAATCACAGGCTGAAGAATTAAATATTTTAGATGAAAGAATAAGGTCTTTAACGGAGCAAATAAAATATACAGGCGTTTATAATTCAGTCGCAGAAAATGAAGATGTCCAAAATTTATTTAATGGAGAAGACGGGGACTTTGCTCCTATGTCTGGAGGTGCAACCGTAGATATTAAAAATCAAATTTATATAAAAGATATAGTTCCTATTGCTAACACTATAACCATTTTAACACAACAAAAAGCACAAATTATTAATAATATAAGAGAAATTACGGGCTTATCTGATATTGTTAGGGGTGTAAGTATAGCGAGCGAGACGGCAACAGCACAAAGACTCAAGGGCGATTTTGCTATTAGTAGAATCCAACCTTTACAGAAAGCTAACGCCATTATGATAAAAGACACTATGGAAATTATGGCAGAGTTAATTTGCGAAAACTACAGAATAGAAGAGTTGGCAAAAATTTCTGGTTGCCAAATAGTAAGTTTAAAAGATATTGCAGAAACAGCACAAGACAACCAAAACATGCTATTACAAGAAGCAGTAAACAACTTGCCAGAAAATTTGCCAGGTGCAGAAAAAGTGCAACAAGTAGAATTATTAAAACAACAAGCCAAAAAAGGATTTGATAAGACTATGAAAATTGCACAAAACGAATTGAAAGGCTTTGCAATGGAGATAGACCAAGTAAAAAAAATAGATGAAATATTAAAAGATGATGTTTTAAGATCTTTTTCAATAGATATTGAAACTGACAGCACTATTGAGGTTGACCAACAAAGAGAAAAGACCGAAAGATTTGAATTTATTAGTAGTGTAACAAACTTTGCAAGTCAATTTACCCCTTTGGTGCAAGCTGGAATATTACAGCCAGATGCTTTTAACGAGTTTTTAGGGTTTATAGCAAGACCTTTTAAAGTAGGTAGAAATCTGGAGGAGTTTTTACTATCTAAGCCAGAAGAGGCGAAAGAAGAGGAGCAGCCTTCACAAGAAGAAGTGTTGGCACAAGCAGAAAACGAAAGACAAGAAAGAGAGTTCCAGTTTAAAGTAGAAAGTGAAAAGGCTAAAATTAATTTAGAACAACAAAAGATAGATATTGAAAAAGCAAGAGTTTTACAAAACCAAAGGCAATTTGACGATAAAATTGATTTTGAAGACGCAAACAAAGCAGCAGATCGCCAAGCAAAAACACTGGAAAAGGTCGCACCAACAGCAGAGCAGGTAATTGAAAATAGAACCCAAAGACTCAACGAACAAATAAAAAATGACTAGAAAAGTTTTAAAAACTATAGACGGGAAAAAACAATGGGTATTTGATGGATACGGAAAAGGCGGAGCGTCAAAACAAAGAAAGATGCCTGCTTCTGGAGAAGATTTGACAATAGACGGTTATATCTCTAAGCATGGAGGAATTGAAAGCCATGTTGATAATAAAGTTTACACTACAAAAAACGGATACTTAAATCATTTAAAAGTGAATAATTGCCATATAAAAGATTATTAATTTTACATAACCTTGACAATTAATTTTACATAACCTATTCTAATTAAAATAATTATCTTTAAATATTTTTATGTCAGATACATTAGAAAAAAACAGCGATTCATTAGCTGAAATTCTGGAAGAGAGTACCGAAACTCAAGAAACTGAGAATCAAGAAACTGTTCAAGAAAACAATACTGAAAATAATGATACAGAAGTTGATGCAGAAAACGCACCAACCGAAGAATCAGAAGATCCGGAGGAGGAACTTAAATTTATTAGATTAACCAGCGGTTGGACTAAGGAAGAAAAAGAACTCGTCAAAAAAATTAAAGACCCTGAATTAAGACAAGAAGCAGTAGAAGCTACCAAAAAAAGAAGAGTAGATTTTGATCGTAGAAGTCTTGAACTCGGGAATACTAGGAAAGAGTTGGCAGAAATGCGAACAAAATTAGAGGAGTTAACCTCGAAGCAAAATAACCCTGTTGCAGAAGATGAAGATGAATATCTAACAGAGCAAGAGCTAAAGCAAAAAAAACAACTTGAAAATGTTGAGAGACAATTGCAAGAGTTAAAGGAACAGGAGGCGGTAAGCCAAGCTCAAACGGTGCAAAAAGAATTAACAAGCTTTGCACAAAGTCAAAATGAAGATGGAAGTTTAAAACATCCTTATTTTGAAAGAGTTAGAAAGAATATGTCTTTGTTATTCCAGGCAGATCAAAACGGCACAATGACCTTAGAAAAGGCATATAATAAAGCAGTGTTACTTGATGATGAATTAGAAGGAGAGCAAAGGCAAGAATTACTTTTAAAAGAGAAGATTAAACAAAAAGAAGCTCTTGAGAAAGTGAAGAAAAATAAAAAATATTCTCCTAGCGTAGGCAGTGGCAATAAAAACCTTTCCGCTAAAGAGCTAAACTATAAGGCTATTTCTGAACTTTTTGCATAATCTTTAAACATTTATTAATAATAATTTTAATAAATTTTAAAAATGACTAATCCTAATATTTCGGAGATATTGACAACGACATTACATAACTATAGAAAAGAAGTTATTGACAATATCGAAAATTTTCACCCTTTATTTATAAGACTAAAAGAAAAGGGAAATGTAATTAAAGAATCTGGTGGTGTAGCTTTTAGAGAAAATCTAACTTATTCTTCAAATGGAACAGTACAATTTCAGGGTGAATTTGATACTTTTGACACTACTATCCAAGATGTCATTACTGCAGCAGATTTTGAACAAAAAATCATTACTGGTACTATTTCAATGTCTGGCAAGGAAATGAAGCAAAACTCTGGTAAAGAGAGAATTGCAAATTTAATGGAGGAGAAAATTAAAAACTTAGAAAGCTCAATTAAAAATACACTTGGATCTGCTATTTATTCAGATGGCACTGGAACAGGTGGTCAAGAAATTGGCGGTTTGCAATTATTAGTTGCTGATGACCCAACATCTGGAACGGTAGGCGGTATCGATAGATCTTCGACAGAAGGTGCTTTTTTTAGAAACAAAATCTATGATTTTTCAGTAGAGTCAGTAACTAAAGACGCAACAACTATTCGAAAAGCAATGAATAGCCTTTACAGAAGATGTCAAGCTCAAGCTGGTAAACAGATTGATTTGATAACTGCTGATGATATAAACTTTGGATTTTATGAAGATTCTTTACAGACTATCCAAAGAGTAGCTAGCAGTAAATTAGCTGACGCAGGTTTCGATGTATTACAATACAAAGGAGCTGATGTTTACTATGATCCAGAATGTCCTGCTAATCATATGTATTTCTTAAATTCTCAACATATTAAGTTAAAACATTTAGGAGACTTCTTGGAAAAAGGGGAAGTAACTAGACCAGTAAACCAAGATGTTTATGTATTACCAATGACAGGTTTAATGAACCTAACTATTGATAATGCAAGAGTACATGGTGTAATGATAGACTAATTAACAAGAGGGGGGCAATCCCCCTCGCAATATTTCAAATAATGTCAAATTTTAAAAGTATAGAAAACACAATAAATCCACAAAAGATAGATGAAACTTCAACAGTTAAAAATCTTCCTTTAGGAACTATTATTAAAGCAGTAGATAAAGCAGATACTGATTATGGTACTGGTGAGTTTATTTATTTAAAAGGTGTTGCATCAACAGTTGTTGGTTCAGCAGTTGTATATAATCCTGATGATTATTCAACAACTTTAGCCTCTGCAAATGCAATCGGTTCAGTAGCTTTTGCATTATCTATTAATATAGCTAACCAATATGGTTGGTATCAGATCAGCGGTAAAGCAGTTGGTAAAGTAGCAGCTTCTTTTGCTGATAATGCTGATTGCTATTTGACCTCAACAGCAGGTACTATTGATGACGCTGATGTTGCTGGTGATTACATAAGTAATTGCAAGGGAGCTTCTGCTATTGACACTCCATCGACTGGTTTAGCAGAATTAGAGATTGCAAGACCTTTTGTTAGAGACGGTAAAGACAACTAAAACCTGTTAGGGGAGTAAAAACCCCTAACTTAATTAAAAAAATATGACAAAAAGAGAGTTAAAAAAAGGCGAAACTATAGTTAGTAAAGATAAGGCGGAATTTATCAATGAAAGCGGGTGGAATGTAGCGTTTTTTGAAAAATCAATAAAAACAAAGAATAATAACGAAATTGTAAAAGAATATATATCTATTTATAATTATAATGATAAATATACAAAATTAATAAGACCTACAGGAGAACAAAAATTTACTAATAAATTAGGAGATAGTTTTTTTATAGAAGATAAAAAAAGATTTCCAAAGGCTTATCAAGTTTTTATTGATTTACGAAACTTTTTAAATAAAAAATAATGACACTTTTAAGTATCGCGCAAGAAATACTGCAACAGACTAAGTCTGCGACAGTGCCAACAACAATTATAGGTAACAACCAAACAGTTGCTGTTCAAGTCTTGGAGGTGCTTAAAAGATCAATAATCAACCTTGCTAGATCTTATTACTGGCAAGAGTTGTTAAAAGAATACAGTTTTAATGCGGTTGCATCTCAAAATAATTATAACTTACCTAGTGATTTTGACAGGATAGTAAATAATTCTTTTTGGAATACAACTGCCAAGCGAGAAATGATTGGATCTACCACTCCTCAAGATTGGAGGGAGTTGGTAAATAGTACAGTAGGATCTGGGGCAGTTTTAGAGTATTACAGGGTCAGAAGTAATGAAATCTTAATATACCCTACGCCAACCTCAACAAATGGGTATGTCTTTGAATATGTAAGCAATAATCTAGTAAAAAGTAGTGGAGGAGCTGCTCAAACTAGCTGGCTTGCTGATACAGATATTTCTGTAATAGATGAATATATATTAAAGTTAGATGCAACTTGGAACTTGTTAAAAGTGCAAGGCAGACCATACGCAGAAGATCAAAGAACAGCTAATTTAGCACTAGCTGAAAGAATGTCTATTAATGCAGGAAGGCAAACCGTCAGACACAAAGCAACAAGATTAAGAAATGGTAAAATTGGTTATCCAGAAATTATAACAATTTAATGGTATTAGAAATATTAAGACAATATCCAGGATTACAACAAGAGCGAGTAGGGCAGGCATTAAGAACTAATGTTGCCGCACCAACTGGTGGTCTTAATAGTAGAGATTCTTTATCGCAAATGGAAGCTACAGACGCTCCAGAGATGAGAAATTGGTTTCCTTCACAAGGTAAATTAGTAACAAGAAAAGGATATTCAGAATACGCAACAGGATTAAATGGTAATGTAGAAACTTTAGCAGAATTAAGAGATGGTACAATTAAAAAATTTATTTGTGCAAATTCAGATGAAATAAACGATGTCACAAACCCCTCCTCAATAACCAACTTAGGATCAGGATTTGCAAATGCCAGATGGCAAACAGTAAGCATGAATGGCAATTTATTATTATTTAATGGAGTGAACACTCCTCAAGTATATAATGGCACAAGTTTAAGCAATTCAACTATAAACGGTACAGGATTAACAGCAACAGAATTGGACGGTTGCAATGTTCATAAAAATAGGCTTTACACTTGGTCAACTGATGATTCTTGTTTTTTTTACGGAGCAACAAACGCAATACAAGGATCTTTTACTAAATTTGATCTTGCTGGTATAGCTCCTTATGGGGG